GGCGAAAATAAAGCTCGTCAGGAGTATGACCAGGTCTCTGTTGCTGGATCAGCTTCAACATCTGTACCACGTGCAGGTGTTAAGTCATCCACTTCAGACTCTGAGTCTGATTCTGAGCACTTGATCGTAGAGGCAGTGCAGCAGATGCGGAAATCAACAAACAGTCGAAGTGAGTCTGAACAAGACTTTATTGACTGGATAAGGTATGAAAGTGAGCTTGCCAAAGGTAATCCCACCGACGTCTATCATGCTGGTTGGCTTCGTCATTCGATGAAGATCAATCGTCATATAGACGCTGCTCGACAAGAGCACCTACTTGAGATTGTGCTTGACCCCCATGATCCTGAAACTCCAATCGAATATTTTGATTCGTCAGAATATAATTCCGGGGAAACTTGGGATGAATACGATATAGAAGAATGGATCGCGGGTGCTCAAAAGCACGGTAAAAAGAAGGAGTGGGAAAAAATGCCTGAAGCAAAACTCAATGAGTACGTCACTATTCGTGTTCCTAAACACCATGGTGGCGGAAGTCGACGTGTAACACGCAGAAAGTACTATAAACTCAAGGAAAGGGGCTTCTTTGTTGAATCCTCTACCAAGAAGTTCCAGCACTTTCTTGCTATACTTGTCGTGTTTGCCGTTTTCGCAATTGCTGCTTACTATCTTTTCGTGAAGGTTTGGAAAAAGACGCCCAAGAATTCTTACGGAAAATTGGGCAAGAAAAAACAGAAGAAAGAGCAAACCACTCGTGTTGCCTTTGGTGACAACCTTTCTGAGGTTGATTCCGACTGTGCTTGGGAAACTAAGGATAGTCGGGGTAAATCTAAGAGGGGGCGTGGTTCTCGTAACGTTCACACGAATTCTCGGAATTTCCGGAGGGCTCCACGAGCCTTAACACCCGAAGAGTACGATGATTGGCGTGACAAGCGACAGATGATGATTGAGGATTACAATGCTGAATGGGACGCGTGGATTGATGACATGAAACTTGGCCGTACAGATTACGACGATGAGCCTGTTTTGGGGAAATATGCTGCTGATGATTATTACTGGGACTTTGTTGACCCAGGATATGAATCGACGCTTCCTTTGCAGGTTAAGTCGGATGCTGCGGTTGAGAATACTGCCACAAAACCCGTCCTTAAAGTGTTGGATAAACCCGCTGCACCAAAGCCTAAGAAAAAGAAAACCGTTCGCGGTAAGAAAGTTTCGAAGGGAAAAATGCCCGGGATATCTCACCATCAGGAGTCGCTGATTCCTTCTTCTCCGGTTCCACCAATGATAATTGATCGTTCACGTCATTCGGTGGTTTCGAGCTATAAGGATGGCAAAGCAAACGCGGTAGGTAACGCCTTCTTCGTTGGTAATGTAGTCCTGACAGCAAAACATGTGATATCAGGCGGAGGTGACAAACATACGATTACTGTTGTCTCCGAAGGTGAGTCTAGAGAACACATACTAAGCTTTAAACCCTTGCCAAAAGGACCCGGTATACCTGAGGACCTTGATCTGGTTTGGGCACACCGCCCCGCTTCCACTTCGGTTAAGCCGTATAAGATGGCGAAAGCGAAGAGCGGTGATGAAGTTTGGTTGGTTGGTCTCGATGTCGACGAACCCCAGAGGCGAGAACTCTGGAAAACGTACGGCTCTCTCATCCCCTTAGAGGCACCATTTCAAAAGGTCTCCGGATCTTTATGTCATACCGCCTCGTCACAATGCGGTCTCTCCGGGTCGGCCATGATGAGCAATAATGGAGTGATTGTAGGTGTACATGTGATGGGTACAGCGGACAAAGCTTCGCGTGCAAATTGTTGTGTCATCTTCACTCAACCCATGGTTGATTTTTTTGGTCAGCCTGGGGCCAAGAACACCCCTTAAAGGCCTTCTTGCCCCCCTTGGTGAATCATCCTCTTTATCACCTTGGGGGGCAGACCGTCCCTGATCCTGTGGTTACGACAGGCAGGGCAATGCCCCTAGAGGAAATACCGTCCTATGTTTTCTTCGATCCAGTTGTTCTTCAATTTTTCCAGGAAAGAATGCCTGAGGAAAGCTTCGGAATAGTACGCCCTACAGTTTGGAGTGTAACGTTAGCGTTGGAGAAGTCCGACGTGCGTGAAATCTGGCTTGTAGCCGCGGAAGATGAAGAAGCTGCAGATCTGCTATTAGAGAAACATTTCTCGTCCATGATGGGTCGGTTCCGTAAAAGGGACTTCCGTCGTGTAACAATAGCACCTGATGCCTCCGCAGGATTTCCTATGCAAATGTCCAAAGATAAGGCGCTAAGAACCTATCTCTCGTATTACGCTGAGTACTGCCGCCCTGGGGTTCAACGACCCCCGGTGGTGTGGAAAGTAACACCGAAGATAGAGTACCTACCTCTTGAGGATATTCTTGCTGGAAAAATACGTCTTTTTCGCAATCCCCCTTTAGATTACTTATTACTGGAAAAGGTCTACTTCGAAGACCAAGACGAGCACTTAGTATCACATCCGTGTGAAACGTGGTCGGCCTTGGGTTTTGTCAAAGAGAATGGCGGGTGGCACACTTTGATGTCTAAACTTAACCGTTTCAAGTACAAGTTTACTTGGGATGTGTGGCGTTGGGACAAAAAGGTGGGCCCACACCTGCTTTCTAAAGACGATAATCTTCGACGAAAAATGTACCATCCAGAAGAAGTGATCAATGAGGTTGATTGGCAGTTCTTGACTGAAGAAAGCTCCTATTGTTACGAATTACTCCCTAACGGGCAAGTAATTGCAACAGCAATAGCACAAAAATCCGGAAAACTTAGGACGTCGTCTGGCAACACCACTATGCATATCTGGTGTGTTTTTGCACATATCGCACGCGTGGTTCGTAAATACGATATACGAATGGACTATGATACCTTGATGCGTGAAAACTTCTTGGCTATCTACTCTGATGACAATATCGGTGGAACTAATATGCCCGAACTATTTCAGGAGGCTGACCTTAGGGAAAGCTTCCAACTCCTTGGCCTTGATATACAGGACTTCAAATTCGGTTTAACTATCGAAGGTCTTGTCTTTTTGGGCGCGGAGTGTAAAAAGTTTGGCAACTTATATGTTCCTTTATATAACGAAAAACGCATGATTTTTGCAACTCTGTACGTCTCAGGACGTATGGATGACACAACACGATGTCAACGCATAGCTGGTCTTGCACACAACCTCGCTTTCTCCGAGCACTACGGCCCGATGTTAGTTGAGTTGTCTCACTGGTTGAATGCACGTGGTCGTTGGGTGGGTCACCCACTCCTCGACCTTGGCAAGCTGCGCGCAGCGTACTACCCAAGCCCTCCGGCTTGGGTCACACGGGCGGGAAATAAACAAGCTGCAAAGATTGTTTTACACTGCAAGTCAACTATGTCAACAACACAAAGAACAAAGCGCCGCACTGAGGCTGCACTTGAAAAGCTAGAGAAGTTTAACATGCTTACTCCAGAGGGTCGTAATTGGTTGATAGCCGCTACAGATCCTTTCCATGATTCGGAATTCCAACTTTCGGGTTTCCCAGACCTCAATGTGTCTGGCTCGATTGTGCAATGTGTGAAGAAAACCTTCCAGATTTCCCAGCCTGCGGGCATAGGAACTCTGGCATGGGATGCTCACTTTGTTGCATGGAATCAAGCCACTCAGCGTGTTGGTCAAGCCAACACACTATACAATGGGGCAATTCTGAATAATGCGGGATCGGCGGCTAATTTTACCACAGGAGGTGTCAGCTGTTTGGCCACGGCGACCGGCAATCAAGGGTTTTTCAACAGCAATTCTGGTGGCACAACTGGAATATATAATGCTGGTGGAATATCCCTGGATAGCGGGTCAGATGGCTATATGCAAGGCGTCTCCCGAGTAATTGGTTATGGTATGGAGATCATCAATACCACAGCCGCCCTCTATAAGCAAGGGCAGGTAGTTGTATACCGTCAACCTACATCTGCTATTGACCAACAGGAAACTTTGGTCTATGGTGGCGTAGCTGCAGGTGTATTTACCCCCCTATGTTACCCATCAACCTATACGGTTGCTTCTCCGCCTACAACTCCAGCTTCGGCTATGCTTCTCGAAGGTTCCTGTCAGTGGAATGCGGAGGAGGGCGCCTACCTGGTGTGTACTACAAACTCTCTAAACAATTACCCATCGGAGCCTTCTCCGGTGATGTATTTAGTCCAAGACTCAGAGAGTGTGGAGTCTGAAACTGGTACAACTCTGATCATGAATCAGAATACCCAGTCTGTCACTATTCCGTCTACGACCAACCCGATAACGGTTCCTCAAACAAACTCAATATTGCCACACAATATGAGCGGAGCTTACTTTTCGGGTCTTAGTCCTCAAACAACGTTTACAGTGAATGTGACTTGGTATGTGGAACGTTTCCCGACTCCATTTGACACACAATTGGTCGTGCTCGCCACCCCATCTGCTGGCTGGGATCAATTCGCTCTAGAACTGTATGCTGCCGCAATGCGCGACATGCCTGCAGGAGTGCGAGTGAATGAGAATCCGCTAGGCGAGTGGTTTCAAGATGTGGTGCATCAAGTTGCTCAAAATGCTTCTCCCGTGCT